CTTTAATGCGATGGTATTGCCTCACGCTTGGTTGGATCCATCTGAGTCTAAGGTTGTTGAATTGGTTTTACCCTTTCGACATGTTTTGGACTATTTTGCTTTGAATTATAGTAGCAATATTGCGCGTACTACACATGCTAATTCTCTTGGAGCCTTGCATTTTATTGTGTTTAATACTTTGCAGGTTTCTACTGGCACTTCTGGTACTGTTTATATCACACCTTCAGTGTATGCGCAGTCCCCTAATGTTCATGTTCCTACAGCTTATCATGGCTTAGAATCTCCTGCTACTGTGAAGATTCTTAAGCCACGTTTTGCTGATGATCTTGTTCCTGATATGGTTAAAGCTTCTCTGAAGGAGCTTGATCCGCTTCCCAAAGATTTTGTTGAAGTGATTGAATCTGGTTTGTCTGATGCTCCTGGTGCGATTTTAAGTTCTATAAAGGCTGGTGAAGCTATTGCTAGTGGTTCCCCCGGTATGGTTACTTCTACTTTGAAGGCTATTAGTGATGTTTCTAAGGTTTTTAGTGATTTGGATCGTCCTTTGTCTTATGGTGAGATTATGTTACCTTGTAATCGTTTGTTATCTCCTCTTGCGCATGGCTCTGGTGTTGATTCGTCTATACGACTGTCTTTGATTGAGAATTCTCAAACACAGTCGTCATCTTCTGGTTCTGGTGATGCTCATAAAGAAATGGACCTATCAAGTATTTTAAAAATTCCAACCGTCATTAGTATTTTGACTTGGGCTTCTTCAACAGGACCTGATGTTCCTTTAGGTTGGTATCCTGTTGTGCCCAATTATTGTACATTCCCTTATGCTGGACCAGCAACAACATTGACTCTTGCTCTTTCTAATCTTGGTGCTTGGGCATCGCGTTTTCGGTATTGGCGTGGTGGATTACGATTTCGGTTTTCTTTTGTGTGTACCCAGTTTCATGCTGGTCGTATTCGTGTTTCGTATTTTCCGAATATTTGGAATCCAACTAGTCCGCCCGATGCGACTTCTGGTGCTTCTGTCCCTTCTATGATAATGGATTTACAGGATAAGAAGGAGTTTGAGTTTGTTGTGCCGTATTATTCTGATAATCCTTATAAGAAGGTGATAATTCCTTATGATCCTTCTGGCACAACTGATAATGCTTATTTTAATAATCATGTTACTGCTAATGATATTTTGGGCATGCTTGTAGTTTATATTTTAAATCCTTTAATTGTTAATTCTAATGCTCCTTCTTCAATTCCTATTAATGTTTTTATGTCTGCTGCTGATGACTTTGAGCTTTCTGGTTTGACACCGTTTATTCCTGAGCTTACTAATCCGACTGTAGCTGTTGAGGAGGCTGGTTTGGTTGAAGCCCCTGGTGAGATAAAGGAAGGTGAAGATTTAATAATTAAGCCTACTGTTAATGTGTTATCTCATGGTTCTGGTATTGTATCGTCTCCTTTTCAGTTTCAAGCTGGTGAATCTTATATGAATATTAAAAATCTGATTCGTCGGTTTACGTTTATGAATTCTTTTGGAATGACTGCACCAGCTTCTCCAAATGTTCTTTTGATTAAAATTCCTGTCACTCCTACTCAATTTTATGCTAATGCTAGCACCACTGATTCTCGTATTCAAAATATTTGTGCGTATATTTCTGGCATGTTTTTGTTGTGGAAGGGTTCGATGCGATATAAAGTCGTTTCGAATGTTTCTAAGAACGCTAATATGCTTGTTTATGCTTATAATGATATTATTGATCAGACTACCAGTGTTAGTCTTACCACTGTTGCTTATAAATATAATGCTTCTGTTTATGGTATGTCTCTTCATTCTTTTGCTGATAAACCAGCTGTTGAAGTAGAGATTCCGTACTTTTCTAATTTTTCTCAGATGCTAAACTACAGTCCTTATATTGGTACTATTCATGGTAATTCTTCTACTACGGCTTCTAATCTTAAAATCATGGTTCAAGTTGGTAATGATACGGTCAATCCTACTGTTACTGGTGCGTCACTTACGTTTTTCTCAGCAGCTGGTGATGATTTAGTTCTTTCTTATTATTTAGGTCCTACTATTATTTATGTCCCCCAGTCCGATTATATACCCGCTTAGTTTAATGGCTTATTCTTTTGTTCACTTAGGTGGACATGAACTTCCAAATACCTGTCTATTAGGTTTTGCCCTAGGACACTATACTCCGCTGAATCGGTATGCGGTTGAGGTCACTAGTTAGTATAAATTTCCTTTGTAATGCTTTTAGCCCCGATAGTCCGATCAGATATGGCGTAGCTGCGTCATACGAACGTTATGGATAATTTAAATAAACCTTTTAATAGTCTTCAATGTGAATTGGATGGGGTGAATGGGCGTTTCGGTATAAGAAAAGTCGGTAAACAGTTTACGACTTTTGAGGTTAGAATGTTTGAGCATGCGAGGCTTGAGTTGCGTAGTGCTATTGCTCGTGCTATTGCTTTGTGTACCGAAATTCCTAGTGATTCACCGTGCTTTCCGGATGTGTCTGTTGTTGAGCGTAGACTTAGACACATATTTCTGCAAATGCCTGCATTTGTGGAAGTCGAAGAGGCCGGACTTTCTGAATGGATATTTGGTGAGAAGCGTCTTGCTAAATTTGATGAAACGTTGTGTAAAGTAAATAGAACTTCTGGTTTTGTGTCCCGTTGCCTTGAAGCTTTTGTAGGCCCTGAACAAGCTGAAGAAGCGGTGGAGGAAGTGATTCCGGAGGTACCGTTTAGTTTTATGCAAGAAAAGATGCCAGTTTTAACTGCTTTTGCTCCAAAAACTATTTCTAATACTATAAATACTATTGGAGCGAAATTAGCAATTACTGCACGTCTTTTTATGAAAGTTGAGAGTTGGTTTGACAAGTTTTTGTGTGTGATATTGATGTATATGGATATTACTGGTTTTAAACTTGCCATTGAAGATCTCACTGAGGCTTTACGTCTGATGTTTGTGAGAGCATGGCGTGAAGGTGAGATAGATACTGAGAGGTATCCTGACATTCCTAAGAGTGCCTTTAAACAAAAACCTGCTGAGACCCAAGGTTCGAATCAGGAGAGTATTTTTGAACCCGCTGATGAGTGTGGTGTTCCTGAAGTGCTTTCAGCTATCGTGATGATAGGAGGGTTTTTTGTTTATGGTAAGATGCCGGATAAGAGTGAAACTGCCAAGGTTATAGGTAGTTTAGCAACAAAATTTCAAAATATTGGTAAAATTTCCATGGGTGTGCATGGTGGTATAAAGTTGTATCAGACCGTAGTTGATGGAATTAATGCCAGTGTTGATAAATTTGTTGACTTGATGTGTCCGGAACAAAGTTCGTTACGAGTGTTGGATCAAAATAAAGAGCGTATAACTGAATGGATGGATGCTGTGAGTCGTCTTGATCGTGAGGATACATATATTCGGCTCACTTGTGATCCTGGTCTTCGTACAGAAATTGGTAGATTGCGTGATCAGGCTGACGAGTATAGTCGTATTTATCAGAGTTTGGATTATCGACCTTTGAATATAACTGCGTTGTTTATGAAGTCTTTGAATGCTATTATTCGAATATCTAATAAAGCAACGCATATATCTTTGAATGTTGGTTGTCGACCTGATCCATTTTGTGTGTATTTGTTTGGAGAGCCTGGTGTTGGAAAATCGTTTATTTCCACTGAGTTGATTCACGAGGTGGCCGACGATTTTAAAGTGCCTAAGTTTCGCCGAATATATCCGCGTGCAATGGATGAGAAGTTTTGGTCAGATTATTCCCAGCAGTTTGCAGTGGTTATTGATGATTTTGGCCAATTGCGTGATCCTGTGATGTTTGATCCGTATGCGGAATTGATTGCTATTAAGAGCAATGTTCCGAAAACGGTGCAAATGGCTGAGGTGTCGGAGAAAGGTCGCCAGTTCTTGTCGCAGATGATTTCTATCTCATCTAATATTGCGTACCCTAACCCTAACTCTATACAAAGTAAAGAGGCTTTGTGGCGACGCCGTGATTGTTTAATTGAGGTTAAGAAACATGAGCGTTTTGATGTGCATACTGTGGAAGTTGGAAACATAAGTCATTTGCGTTTTCGGTTTTGTGATCCGGTCATGGAAGGCGTTCCATTGAGTGATTGGATGACGTATGATGCACTGAAGATTGAAGTGGTTAAGTTGGCGCGTTTGCATCTTGAGCGACAAGAAGCAGTGGCAAAGTTTTTGAATCGTCGTGAGAGTGTTAGTGAGCGAGGCGATAGTGATAGCGACGTGTCTTCGGGTGAGGATCCTGATGAGTATGAGTATACTCGTAATTTGTGTCGTCGTATTTGGGATGCAAAGCCTCAGTTTTTCACAGCTGATCATCGTTTTGTGAATGTTAGTACGCGTAGTCATTATTGGTATAGTACGCGTGGTTCCACTTCGGCACGAAAGATAGATGCGGTATTGTTTAAAGAGTTTAACGACGATTTAAGTACTTCGTTGGCTAGAATGTATGCGGCTATGAATAAACCAATAAGGTGTCTCCACGAGTATCCATATATGTTTTTGGGAATGGATCAAAATTTCTTTTTGAATATTCCTCCTTGGTGGTTGTTATCTGAAAAGCATTATTTGGTTGATGTTGATAAGTTGATGTTTACGCCAGTGGATAGAATTAAAGATCGAGCCAATGAAGTATTTCGTAAGTGTAATCCGTTTTCAAAGGAGTTTGATGCGTCGATTTTGGTTGATGTACGAAATGTGTTTAAGTTTGTCCTCTGTGATGGTTGGTATCGCACTGGTGGTTCTGATGTGAGTCAGTTTGATAAGAAACCTGTGCGTGATGTATTTGAGGTTAGTATGATTAGGCCTAATAGTCTTAATTTACGTGGTTGGGTAGCCATACCCATGAAGCGTGAACGGCCAAATGAAGAAGTAATGGCAGTTGAAGAGTGTGGTCTTGGTGATGAGCTAGAAGCTGTTGTTGAAGATGTTGAAGATGACTTGGACCGAGGAGCCACAATTGTTGATCATGTGAAAAGCACGATGACTTTTGGTGATTGGGAGGAATATTGTAAGGGTCGTGATTGTTTGGTTTGCAAAGATTGGAACTCGAAGTATGCTCCTAAGGAAGGCGAGACGTCTATTCCTCGTGCTGTTTGTCCGGGACCGTTTAAAACGATATTGACTGTAGATCGATGTATTGAGTTGGATTGTATTAAGAAGTGTGCTGAGGAATTTGTGGCACTCGATGGTTTGAATGCTTCTTGGGGTGAGTATTTGCAAGTGTTGCTTAAGAGAAAAGCCACGTTAGCCGGTGAACCGCTGTGTATGCGATGTCGAGGAATATTGTTTGAGGAACAACAGAGTATGACGGTTATTGCGTATGAGAGTATGTTGAGTCGAATGCGTGAGAGGACATCCAAGTTCTTTAAAGAGCATCCAACTATTGTTAAGGTTATAGCTGTAACTGGTGCCATAGCGGGTGCTTTTGCGGTTTATAAGCTTTGGGCTGCTTTTGGAGAAGAAGATGCTGATTTGGATGAAGAGATTGATGTGCCTGCGTGGGTTGGTAGACAGAACACTGAGGAGAGTGTGGAACGCAATTATTTGCCGAATGGACGGTATTCACGTAAAGCTAAGGATACAGTTGCTGAGGCTGGCAGTGAATATCATCGAGGCGGAGATCGCCGTAATGCTAAGAAACAAGCTGCGAGAGTGGTAGTTTCTGAGCGCGGGAGTGATGTAAATGCGGAGCAGATCATTGACAATAGAATCATGCCTTGTGTCGTGAGATTCGAGAAGCTTGTTGATATTGAAGGTGAGCTTACCCGTGTTTATTCTCAGAATGCGTTTCAAATTGTTGGCAAACTCTTCCTTGTGAACGCACATGCTTTAGTGAAGTTTGCGGAAGGTGATTATGTTAGGATACGTCCTCGTTCGGGTGTTGAATATGTTATTGCGTTCCGCAAAGAAGATTGTGCGTTTGCTAAGGAAGGGGATGTTGCAATTTATAATGCGGGCCCTAGTGTTCCATCTGTTAGAGATAGTACCAAACTTGTTTGTACGGAAAAAGATCTTCAATATTTGAATAATTTTGATGCTAGTACGATTCAGATTGATCAGCAACTGCGAAATTATTATTACCATACGACCCTGAAAGCACATGATGTTACGAAGTGCACACCTTACTTGGATTCGTCTAAGATAATTCTGAGAAAGTTGTGGACAGCGAAAATAAATGTGGAGAAAGGTGAGTGTGGTGGTATTAATGTAGCACTTGTTCCTCAATGTCCTCGTAAGATAGTTGGAATGGTGTCGGCCACTTTTAAGAATAGACCTGAGGGTTTGTTTCAGGTTATTTCGCAGGAGATGATAGAACCATTGATAGCGAAATTCCCGCAACAAATTATAGATGAAGGTCTTGAAAGTAAAATGGAACTCTTAAAGTTGCGCGAGGTCCAGGTTGATGAACGTGGTGATTTTGGCCTTGGAAATATTGAGGTACTGGAACAGTATAAGATTCGTCGTGTTGGTTCTGCTCGAGGTACTCGTATTCGACCTTCACCTTTGTTTGATCAGATTTTTCCCCATCAGACCGAACCAAGTGTGTTGTTCAAAACCGACCCACGAATGGACGAACCGATAGATCCTTTGCTTAACGGTATTAAGAAATATGGATCATATCACCGCCCACTGCCCCCAAAGGCATTGGAAGAGGCTTATTTATCTCTTGAGCAAGAGATTCTTCTTTTTAAGCCTTTAAGACCGAGAGTTGGTGTTCTCTCTGATGCAGACGCGATTAATGGTCTGCCGATTAAACACTACGATCGTATAGATATGAGATCTTCTCCTGGGATTCCGTATGTGTACAGTCGTCCACCAAATGAGAGCGGCAAAGCCTATTTGTTCGATATCGCTCCTGACGGTACTGCTGGAATCGCAAGTAATCTCTTACAGAATGAGATTAATGCTAGATTGGCCGCTTACTCGAAGGGTGAACGATATCCCTCAATTTGGACTAACTGCTTGAAGGATGAGAGGCGTAGTCTTGAAAAGATTCGTACTGGCAATACGAGAACT